GAGTGTATTCGAGGATGATGCAAGAAAAGGTCTAGGCAATCTTACTCAAGAAGATTTAGCTTTACCTTTTCTCAAAATCTTAGGACAGTTATCTCCTGAGGTTAATAAAAGAGACGGAAAATACGTTCAAGGTGCAGAACCAGGAATGATATACAATACCGTTTCTGGAGAACTCCATAATGGAGAAAAAGGTATTCAAGTTTTACCATGCTTCTACAAATTAGAATATGTAGAGTGGCAAAATATTGGGGAAGGTTCTGGTGCTCCAGTGAATATCTATCCATCGTCAAGTGACATCCTTAGTGAAACAACTAGAGGAGCTGATTTTAAAGATAGATTACCGAATGGTAATTATATTGAAAAAACAGCAAGTCATTTTGTAATCGTATTGGGGGATGCTCCTACTACTGCATTAATCAATATGAAATCAACTCAGCTCAAAACGAGTCGAAAATGGAATTCGATGATGGCAGGGGTTAGACTTAAAGGCAAAAATGGTCTTTTTACTCCATCATCTTTCAGCCATATTTATCGTTTAAGAACTGTGCAGCAGTCAAATGATAAAGGAACATGGTTTGGTTGGGAAGTTAGCAAAGTTAGTCAAGTGGAGGATACTCCGCTTTACGAACAAGCAAGAGCTTTTGCTGAAAGTATTGGCAAAGGAGCTATTGTCGCTAAACACAATTCAGAAAGTAAAAAATCTGAATCTGCTCACTTCTAAGATTCTTTTACGTACGTAAAGATACTAGGCGGCAACGGGAGACTTAAACCGCCTAGGACAAAAAAATGATAAATGATAAACGATTTTATAAAAATATTCAGTGGGTTTGATTTAGACTTTGGCAAAGCCGACATGTCTAACATCGAGGTCGACACAGAAAGAAATAAAGTCAAACCTAGATACGAATGGGCAGGAAGAAACATCACCACTCAAGACTACCAATTACACTTAAATGGCAAAATATCCATCGGCATTCAACCTTGCAGAATTGACAGAACAGCATCTTTTGGATGCATAGACATTGATCCAAAAAATTACAGTGAACTCAAAATTGAAACTTATTTAGCTTCCTTCCAGCAATACGGACTTCCTTTAATTCCCTGCTTATCCAAAAGCGGAGGTTTGCATTGTTATATTTTTTTAAAAGAACCTATTCCAGCAACTGATTTAAGAGAGGCTCTACAATCATTTTTGTTACCCTTAAAACTAGATCCTAAAACCGAAGTTTTTCCGAAACAATCCAAACTTGAAAAAGTTGGAGATCAATATTCTCCAGGTAATTTTATTAATTTACCCTATTTCAATCATACAAAAACAAAACGTTACGCTGTTGATAAGAATAATAATAAATTAAGTCTAGAACAATTTATTGAATGGGCTAATAAATCTAGAATTGATGCTCAAGCTTTAGAAAACTTGGTTCAAGAATCAAGAAAGAAAATATTATTGGGAGCAGATCCAGAATTTGATGATGGTCCCCCTTGTCTAGGTTGTCTATCAAAATCAAAGTTAGATGATGGCAGAGACCGATTTTTATACAACTACATGGTCTTTGCTAAAAAGAAATACAAAGAAGAATGGGAAGATAAAGTTATGGAAGCAAACACCAAATACTTTGAACAACCCTTTAGTCTACAAAAATTACAAATTAAATTAAAAGCATGGAGAAAAGAAACAGCGAGTCATACTTGTCATGAAGATCCAATAGCCCCTGTTTGTCAAAGAACATTATGTGCAACTCGAACATTTGGTATTAGATCGGATTCAAACGTTGCTTTTCCAATGATAAGTGATTTTGAAATTATTCTAGGAAATCCACGTAGGTATCATTTTAATATTGAAGCACAAGATGGAAAACTAAAACCTGCGGTAATTCGAGATAAAAATATATTTTGTAAACAGGAACAGTTCGCAGCACTATGCTGGGAAGTTGCTGGTTTTTATCCTGAACGTCTAAAATTTAATGATTTTATTTCTAAAATAAATGCGATGAGAGCTTCTGCAACTGAAGTAAAACCCGCAGCGGGAACTTCTGATGTTGATAAATTATATAATCATTTATATGAATTCTGCGTTAATAGTTCTCAAGCTAAACAACGAGTTCAAATCAGAAGTGGTTCTTGCTACACGGATAAAGGATTTCACTATTTTAAATTTCAATCTTTCTATGATTCGTTGGGCAATCGTTGGAAATTTTCTGAAGAAGAAACGGCTTATATAATGAAGAAAGAATTTGGAGCAATATTTAATCATTCTTTTAATATTGATGGCAAGACAGAAAAAGTTATTAAAATAAAACAATTACATGTAGATCAAATAGAGTATAAGCCCATTAAACGTGAAGGGGACAGCTTTTAATGAATTATAAAGTTATTGGTCCACCCGGAACAGGAAAGACACACACCCTCTTAGAAAAAGTAAAAGAATATGTTGATAATGGAACCCCTCTAGCCCGCATTGGTTATTTTGCTTTCACTCGTAAAGCTGCATATGAAGCAAGAGACAGATTTCTAAAAGAATTTCCCAACCTTGATAAAAAAGATTTAAAATATTTTCAAACTCTCCATTCTTTTGCTTTTAATTATCTAGGATTAAAAGAAGAAGATGTTATTCAGGAAGAACATTACCGTTTTGTAGGAGAAACGATTGGAGTAAGAATTAACTATGCAAACTATGAAAAAAATGAATACAACGGAATATTTACCTCAAATAGTGAGTATTTAAATATAGTTAATCTAGCTAAGGTAAAAAAAATTAGTGCTTTAGATCAATTAGACTATAACGAACATTTAGGAAAAATAGAAAGAGACAAATTAGATATCATTTCTAAAGAAATTGATTCCTATAAAAAAACCTACCACTTAATTGACTTCACGGATATGATACAAAAATTCATAAACTGTGGTCATTGCCCAGAATTTGATGTCATCTTTATTGATGAAGCACAAGATCTATCCCTCATACAATGGGGCATGGTTAAAAAACTACAGGAATACTCTAAAGACATTTATGTTGCTGGAGATGATGACCAAGCTATTTTTGGTTGGGCGGGGGCTGATGTAGAATCCTTTATTAATTTCGATGCAAAAGAAATTCCTTTAACCCAATCCAACAGGATACCCACAGAAGTACAAGAAATAGCCCTTAAAATAATCTCTAAAATAGATAACCGTATTAATAAAACATACAAACCTAGGGATGAACTAGGTTCTATTAATTTAGTTTTTTCCATCAATCAACTAGATATGTCAAAAGGAACTTGGTTGATCTTGGCTAGAACCAATGAACTCATCAGAGGACTTATTCCTATCTTAAAGAAAAAAGGAATTTACTTTGAAAGTAAAAGTGGTAGAAGCATCAGCGAAAGTTTATATAGAGATATTTTAAACTGGGAAAAATGGAGAAAAGGCGAAAAATTAAACACTATAGAAATCACACGTATTTTTGAAAGAATGGATAAGCAATTTAAAGAAACCCTGGATAAAGAATTTACTTTAGAAGAAGTTGGAATAAAGGAGAAAGGTTCTTGGTATAATGTTTTTACAGCAGTTTCACCTCAAATGTCTGCCTATATCCGATCAATGCGAATCAACGGTGAAGATTTAAGAGTACCTCCTAGAGTTAAGATATCAACTATTCACGGAGCCAAAGGTGGAGAAGCAGAGAATGTAGCTTTACTACAAGATCAAACAGCGAACACCCTAAAGGCATCAAAAAAATCAATCTCCAAACAGGACGAAGAACATCGTGTTTGGTACGTAGGTGTAACAAGAGCAAAACAAAATCTATTCTTAATTAGGGGAAAAGACAGAAGAAAGGAGTATAAAATATGATATTAATAAAAAAACATTGGTGGAAAACAGTTGTGGTTGTTTGGGCATGCTGCTTTGTATTGAACCTTTGGTATGTTCTATGAGTGCATACAATAAACAAATAGGAGGATCTCATTATAAAAAAATGAAGATCCAACCTAGCACCTTTAGTAATGAGAATAAGTTGCTCTTTGCAGAAGGCAGTGTTATAAAATATATCTGTAGGCATAAAGAAAAAAATGGAAAGGAAGATATATTGAAAGCAATTCATTACTGCGAAATGATCATCGAAAGGGATTATAGTGTATAAACCTTTACCTGAATCACTCACTATAAAACAAAGCAAAGTCAATGGCTTAGGACTGTTCGCCGATCAAGATATTAAACAAGCTACCAATCTAGGAATGACTCATCTCAAGGTTGGGGACACAATCTTTAGAACCCCTCTTGGAGGATTTATTAATCATTCCAATACCCCTAATTGTGAAAAGATAGAACTCCATGCCAATGGTCAAGAACCCTTTAGAAAGAAATGGAATTTAATCACCAGACAAAATATTAAAAAAGGAGAAGAGATAACGTTACGTTATACTTTTTATAACATATGAAAACAAGCACTAAGGGAACAATCAACGAAAAAAGAGCAATTATTTATTTTTTAAAAAAAGGGTGTGTCGTTTGTAAAAATGTAGAACAACATGGTCCCTATGATATTTCTGTAACTCATCCTAACGGAGCCACAGAATTATTAGATGTTAAAACCTACATAAAAAGAAAAAGAGATGGATACCCCATCCATCGCAGTCTAACTAATTTACAACAAAAACTAAGTGTCAAACTTTTTTATATTGATGAACATATGGAAGGGCATTACCACCCGCCTAAAGGAGTAACTTTTACAGAACTAAAACAGGAGAAATGGGTGGATGGATATAAAAAATGGAAAAAAGAAAGGTGTCCGCATAATTAATGATTATACCTAAGTTTGAAGCCCAAAAGGAATGGGTTAAGCCCACAGAACTACCCAATTTAAATAATTATAATGAAATAGCCATCGATTTAGAAACTTGTGATCCTAATTTAAATCATCATATGGGATCAGGTTCAATTATCCAAGAAGGTAAAATTGTTGGCATCTCTGTCGCTACCAATGACTATTGCAGATATTTCCCTTTTGATCACGAAGGAGGAGGCAATATGGATCCTGCTAGAGTTTTATCTTGGTTCAGAGATCTTCTGAAGAACGATGCTGTTAAAATATTTCATAACGCTATGTACGATGTGTGCTGGATTCGTTCAATGGGTATGGAAATTAATGGATTAATCGTGGACACGATGATCGCCACATCCCTCGTTGATGAAAATAGAATGAGATATGATTTAAATAGCGTAGGCAAAGAATATTTAGGATATGGAAAAGATGAACTTGCCCTTCAAACTGCTGCTAAAGAATGGGGTATTAATCCCAAGGCAGATATGTGGAGATTACCCGCATTATATGTAGGTAGTTATGCTGAAAAAGATGCACGAGTTACTTATGATCTTTGGCAAAAGTTAAAACAAGAAATTATTAATCAAGACATTGAATCTATTTTTAATTTAGAAACAGATTTATTTCCCTGTTTGGTTGATATGCGTTTTAAGGGAGTTCGTGTACAGGTTGAAAAAGCGAACCAAATTAAGAAACAACTAGCAACAAAAGAGGAACAATTATTATCAGAAATTAAAAAAGAAACAAACATAGAACCACAAATATGGGCTGCAACTTCTGTTGCCAAAATATTTGACAAGTTAAAACTACCCTATGATCGAACTGAAAAAACAGACGCACCTTCTTTTACTAAAAACTTTTTACAAAATCACCAACATCCTTTAGTAAAAAAAATTGCCCAAGCTAGAGAAATTAATAAAGCTCATACCACGTTCATTGACACTATTTTAAAACACGAACATCACGGAAGAATACATTCAGAAATTAATCAACTGAGATCCGATAATGGTGGAACGGTTACAGGAAGATTCTCGTATCAGAATCCAAATCTTCAGCAAGTTCCTGCAAGGAACAAGGATCTCGGACCATTAATTAGAAGTCTATTCATCCCAGAAGAAGGATGCAAGTGGGGATGTTTTGACTACAGTCAACAAGAACCAAGGCTCGTTGTTCATTATGCTTCTCTTCAAAATTTACCTGGAGTTTATGATGTCTTAGAATCTTACAAAGAAGGAGAAGCAGACTTTCATAAGATAGTAGCCGATATGGCAGAGATACCTCGTACTCAAGCTAAAACCATTAATTTAGGATTATTTTATGGAATGGGTAAAGCCAAGTTACAAGCAGAATTAGGGGTGAGTAAAGGTAAGGCAGCGGAACTGTTTTCAACTTACCACAGTAAAGTTCCTTTTGTTAAACAACTTATGGAAACTGTATCAAGAAGAGCTCAAAATCGTGGACAGATACGAACCTTGCTTGGGCGATTATGTCGTTTTCATTTATGGGAACCTGCAGTATTCGGTATTCATAAGCCATTAACACACGAAGCAGCACTCCAGGAACACGGACCAGGGATCAGGAGAGCTTTCACTTATAAGGCTTTAAATAAATTAATACAGGGATCTGCAGCAGATATGACAAAAAAAGCTATGGTAGAACTCTATAAAGCAGATATTATACCTCATATTCAAATACATGATGAGTTGGATATTTCGATAAAAGATGATAAAGAAGCAGAACAAATTGTTGATATTATGGAATCAGCAGTTGAACTAGAAGTACCTAATAAGGTAGACTATGAAGTTGGTGAAAACTGGGGTCAAATACATTAGGAGGAAATATGGAAACACTTAAACACTTATGGCAAGATCACAGAAAAGTGTGTATCGGTGCCGGAGTTGTACTTGTGATTTTAATAATCGCAGCACTTTAATAATTACATACTAGGATTTTATGTTGGATGGCTTACTTAAATGCGAATATTCCTGCGATATATTCGCAGATCAGAAGAGAATATCTCTATGACCTTTCCGGACATGTGGGAGAAGCTGAAGACTGTATCATCTTTGGGATGGCATCGCTTTCAGGGAACGCTATACTTTTTCACGCAATTATGGAAAATGGTGCTGTCTTCTATCGTTTGCCGATTAGTGCCTTCATCCAAAGAGGCTTTGATGTCAAAAAAGTTCCTAGGATGCAGCTTCACGAGTTGGAGCTTTGGAATTGTTTTAGTTATTATCCTGCTATTACTACTTACGACATCTTAAGCGGACAATCCGGAAAATATTATGGCAAAGACAAGAAATGGCATCATGGTCATTATCTTTTTACGGTTGACTGGGCACATCCAGAGGGTAATATAGTCGACACCGATCATTCGGAAATTCCGCACGAACATAAGTGCGCTCACATACTTGCATTGGAAAATGGCAACTATGCGGCCCAGCCAAACAATAGATTAATATGGAGTATCCCATCTTTTACGGTTAAGGATGAAATTCCATTTGACTGGAAAGTACAAACAACTACATGGAATGTAGAAGATACGGGTAAATGGAAAACAGAAGATTCTGATAGATTCTTCTACAATATTGAGGAGACCAAGGATGATTAAAAAAATAATAAGTATTATTTGTTGGCCATGGAATAAATTTATTAAATGGCTAGCAAGTGGATTACCTAAAGGAAAAGATGACTAAGTGTACTAACTGTAATTGTACTTGTCATTGTGGAATAGAAGAACATAGTGATATGTACGGAGTTTGTTCATGTACAGCTTGTAGTTGCGGTAGCGAAGAAGTTATTGATGACACTGGAGATTGTGAATCATGTCAATAAGATTTTTACTTGTTTTTTTGATCACAACATTAATATGTTCGACAGTCTACTCTGCAGAAACACAAACGAATGTTTCAGGATCTAACACAAGTATTGAAGGTGGATATGAACAAAGTACGACTTACGAATCAGGAAGTAGCTCAAGTTCAACTACAAATTCTACAAGTAATTCTAATATAAGATCCGCACCTCCAAGTGCAGGAGCACCCTCTTACAATTCAATGACACAAGACGTGTGTGCGGTAGGTGCATCAGCGGGCTTACAAACATTCGGAATTGGTGTGTCCGGTGGAAAACATTTCATTGACAAAAATTGTGAACGACTTAAACTAGCTCGGATTTTAAACGACTTTGGTATGAAAGTAGCAGCAGTTGCAATCTTGTGCCAAGATGAAAGAGTATTTGAAAGTATGATACAAGCAGGAACACCTTGTCCTATTGATGGACGTATTGGTAAAGAAGCAATGAAGCTATGGGAAAAATATGAGTTTGAAAGACCTGATTATAAAGCATACGTTAAACGTATGAAAAAAAGAGAAACAGTTGAACCTGTTATAGATACTAAACCTCTTCCAGCAGATATATCTACTAATAAGAAGGTTTCATGGACGAAACCAAAATAAAAATTAAAACCATCGCAATACTATTTTTCTGTTGCTATGCATTGGCAAGTTGTTTTGCTAGTACAGTTCAAGCAGAAAATGATACAGCAACAACAACCAACATATTACCTAACGCAGGGACAACATCTTCAAGCAGAGATAATTTTGATTTAGATGGTGTAAAAACAGGATCAAACGTAGATCTTACAAATAATGGCACTCATAATGGTTTTACAATTACATGTAATACACAAGTTAGTAATGCATGCGGTCGCGCTTTAACAGGTGAACTAGAAGCATCTCATGATATGAAAGTATCAGCCAGTGATACCTTAATAGGAATTAACGGCACGGAATCAAGCACAACGTATACTACAACACAAAAAAAATTAGATGGTGGCATACAATTAAATTCATATTTTTCTGTACAAAACTGTGAAGATGGTAGTAGTAGTTTTAGCTGTGGTTACTCATCAGGAGCAGATGATTCATATAATTTACATATAAAAATAAAAGATTCTGATGGCAATACCTTGTCTGAATTGACTACAACAAGAACGGATGATGCAGGATATAATGCAAACAGTGCAAAGTTTCATGACAATTTAGTTTGGAATGGAACAGGTGCAGCATCTTATGAATGGTATTGGGAAGGTATTGATGGTTCTGAAAGCTCATCAGCACTTCGAGGACCCAACTTATTAGGTGCTGAATTATTATTAGATTTTCCAACAGACGATTATGAAGCTTTTACTACAGAAGAAATAGAAGAATTAAACGAAGCATTAAATACGGTTAACTTAACTGAAAATGAAATATGGGATGTCATATCAGGTATAGAAGCTGTAATGGAACAAG